GGCAATCATACATCTGTGCATTTTTATCCGGGGTGGTATAACGAAGAGTTGGATAATGCATCTGTTTTCTGGGTAGACCCAGATGCTGATGGCATATCTGTATTGACAGATATAGACACAGACTGTTATGATTATAATGCATCTGTACTTCTTTATATAGACGTATGGCATAATGAGTCTGGAGAATATATTTATAAGGACTTATATATGACCGTCAATGGTATGGATTGGGATAGTCACTGGTTAAATTTCACTTTCGAGGAACTTAACGGAACACATGGTACATGGTCTATGTGGGCTGCTTTACTTTTATGGGTCGAAGATGATGGAGAGGGGACAGCTACCTTCAATTGTGATGGAGACCCAGATACCGATGATTGTGATGGAACATGGGAATTTCAACAACAGTTTACTATTCCTATGATAAGAGTGGAGGAGAAATAATGGCATGTACTTGTGATAAATGTAGTTGTGATTGCTGTGTATGTGATGATTGTGACTGTGCTCGAAAAGCCTTTTTATCAGCTAAACACAAAAACACTTACGAGGAGGAAGAATGAACGACAACGACGAAGATAAATTTGTTAACTTTATGATGGGTATTATAGCTGCCCCTGTGGTTTTATCATGGGTAGGGCTCGCTATATTCTTAGTTATCATGTCATTTAGAGACCCTGCGATGGTGCAGGATATAGAATCGTATAAATCGGTTCTTTTAATAGTTGGCTCGCCCGCGCTAGTTATTATATATAAAGTACTAGAACTATGGACTGCTCAACAGAACAGTCAAATAGAACAGACAAGGAAAGGAACGTTTCGTAATGGAAACGGACACGAACACGAAGAAGAGGAATAAATATGGCAGAAGAAGTAAAGAATATAGAATTTCACAAGAACAACCCTGACATGATGTTGTATTTTGAAAAGCCCGATAGAGAGGAAATAGATGAGATGAACTATAAAAAGCCCATCACATCTTATAAAGAAACTGACCCTAAACCATTCGAATACATGGATGGTAGTGATGAGGTAGCTTCTCCTAATTTGGATTATACCAAGGAGAAGAACAACCCTCCGGGCTCTTTTAAAAATACTCAGTAAGGATGGTCAAACGCAATAAGAACGGAGTACCACGCAAGAAGGCCAAGAAGCGCCGAGTTAAGAAAGGTGAGAAGAAAACCTATCGTGGTAGAGACGGCAAATTGAGAAAATAATGGCAACTAAAAAGAAGAAAACAGTAGCCAAGAAAAAACAAGCGGCAGCACGTAAGAAACCCGGAGGTTCTAACGTAGGTAAGTATAAAGGAGTGAAAGCATTCGCTGGTCCTTCTGGAGGAGCACCAGCTGGTAGCTTTCCTATTAATACACTCGCGCGAGCTAAGTCAGCTTTAAAGTTAGCCCATAATGCCCCACGACCTGCTGGTATACGGGCAGCAGTTTATAGGAAGTATCCGGGCTTAAAACCTTCTGCAAAGAAGAAGAAGACTTCCAAAAAGAAAAAATAGGTAGGAACAATGGCAACTATGAAAGGTTTAAAAGATGCGCTTGGTGCGCTAGGTTTATCTACCAAAGGTAATAAATCGACATTAGAAGGAAGGCTTTCTGATTCAGAAGGTACTTCTATAGAAGAGGTAGAAGAGGTAGAGGTAGCGCCTACCATGAAATATAAAGTATTAAGATTCAATCCTAAAACTGGAGCTCGTGAAGAGATGATGATAGAGGGGAAAGATAACTTACTATATGCTATAAACGGAGACAGTGGTATGAAGGATATTATCTTAGAGAAATACTAAGAGAAGTAACCTTTATATAGTGCCATGGTATATTAGTTTAAGGAGATATTATGTCAAATAATACAACAACAAACGAAACGACAAACACTACAGCTGATGCAGTAGTCGAATCAAACATACTGGATATGTTAATGGATAACATAATGATAGTAGGTGGAGTAGCCTTCGTAGCAGCTTTGGTTTGTGCAGTGGCATGGATGAGGTCCCCTGTTTTTAGACTTATGGTCAGAAAGCAGTATACTTATTTTATGCGTGCTCACAAGGACGAAATGGAAGAACTCTATGAAAAGTATCTGACTAAAGCAATGAAAGCAAAATTAGATGCTACTCAGAAGGCAAAGGTTCAAGCAGCTATTCTGGAGAAGGCAATCTTGGCAGAAGTAGACCACAAGGTTAAATCTGTTGAGAAAGAAATTCAAAAAGAAATTCGTGGTATGCTCAAAGACTTGTGAACGAACATGAGTATGAGGAGCGCTTAAGCCAGCGGGTAGGAGTAGGAGAATATGAACGTCATAAAGAACTTGTACGCCTGCTGGCTCGTAATCTTGCTCTTGAAGACATATTGTGGGAAGAAATTTCTTTACATATTCGGGATGTTAACTTACGAACAGAGCTCTTGCGCCAAAGAAATGCAATCGTTAAAGACATACATACAGAATTCAGAGCTTTGAATATAGAGATACCTTCTGTTATAGAACAAAAGACAGAAGGGTTCGCTTCTTTCTTAGAGGACTTAACAGATGACACTAGCAGTAAAAAACGAGACGAAATACCTAAAGAAGATACTGACAGGTAAAGGAGCTTTTGATGCTCGTGCATTAGACTTAGTATTTGAAAAGTGTCGCCGAGATAAAAAGAAGATGGCGAAATTAGTGGACGCTTTTTGTGAAGCCTACCTTTTTGATGGAGAACAAAGAGCTTTACGTTTACGACCTCTTCAAAAAGAAATTATCATTTGCTCACTTACACATCCTAAATCAGAAAAACAACGCAAGCTAGCTATATTGGCGCCACGAGGCAGTGGTAAATCTTATGCTCTTGCTGTAGCTGTAACTATCTATATGTTCTTTAAGCGCTTTAGAGATTTGGTATTTATTCTCGCTCCTAGTGAAGACCAAGCTGCTCTTATCTTTAATTATGTATATAGAAACTTTAGAGATAATAGTTTTTTAGATAGTTTAATAGATAATTATAAATTTCACAATAAGCCCCATATACGCATGAAGGGGGGCACATTAATGCGAAGAGCTCCATTAGCGCCTACTAATCAAGGGCAAGCTATACGGGGACAACACCCTACCTTCTGTATCGTCGATGAGTCTCCGCTCATAGATGATAAACTTTTTGTAGATAATGTAGAGCCTGCTGTTATTTCTAATAAGGCTCCATTTATTAATTTGGGAACACCAAAGAGTAAAGAGAACCATATGTATAGATATCTTTATGATGATGCATATGAAGGTTCTTTTGAGCGTTTAGTTTTTACTTGGAGAGACGCAGTGAAAAAGGGAGAAGCATATTCACCTCCTTATACTGAAGAAGATATGTTAGAAAAGATGACGGAGTGGGGGGAAGACTCTATTTACTGGAGAACTGAGTATGAATGCGAGTTTGTAGAAAGTGTATCGAACGTTTTCAATCCAGAAAAATTAAAGAGTTGTTATTATGACTACGAACTATATACCCCCGAAACCCTTATCGAAGGAGGAGACTATGGTTCTCAAATTTCTGTGGGTGTTGACATTGGGAAATCTATTAATTCTACTGTTATTACCGGATGGAGAGTCGAGAAGTTTGATGGACCGACTGGTGGAGGTAATTTGGCACGCCTCATATATCTGGAAGAAATCAGCGCTAAAACTGGTGGACACGATATTCCATACCAACGTGAGCGTATCATGTACGTTTCCAGCGTATTATCTGCTGATAGGCTTATTGTTGATTGTACTGGTATTGGTGGTGCGATTGAGCAGGACCTCAGAATAGCCTGTATAAATACTACCCCCCAGATACATTTTTTACCCTTTGTATTTACAGGAGGACCCAAAGGAAGCAAAACACAAGCATATAGAGATTATGTTTCTTATATACAGCAGGAGCGAATTATTATACCTAATCCTGAATTATTACATATTGAAGGTAAAAGGTTAGTTAATAAATGGTTCCAGCAACATAAAGATATAGAATATGTTATGGATGCTGCTAATAAGACAGAGAGAATAGCAGCTCCTAATACTAAACATGATGACTTTTGTGATAGTTCTGTAATGGGAATTCAAGCTTCTTTGTCTATGTTACCAGCAAGCGCCGCGTTTTCATCTACTCAACTGAGTAGACCAGCCCCTTCTAGTGCTATTCATTCAAGAAATTCTTCAGGATATGGGGTTCCTCTTTTTACCACGCGGCAAAGAAAGGTACGGCTAAATAAGCATTCATTACGCGTATAACAAGGAAAGCTTTAAATACGTCCTTTATATATAAACTATTGCCATGTCGATTTTCGATAACATTAGACGCCGTTTCGCAACTGTAGGGAGCGACCCGAAATTTGAAGAAAACGAGCCTTTAGACTATGGTTATGGAGTTATAAGAAGAATTAAACTCCAAAATCAGTTTGGCAATCAATTCAAAAAATATGAAGAACACCTAGGAAAGCCTAGGATGTATATGAATGTTTATTTGGCTGACCCTCTAGTGCGGTCTTTAATTGATTTACCTTGTCTGTATGCTGTAAAGGATAACTTCGATATAGTTACAGATGACGATGACATAAGGGAACGTATAGAAGAAATGTTCAGAGATATCAATATTGAGCAAACTCTTTATGGATGGTTAAGAAACGCACGAGTCTTTGGAACAGGTTATCTAGAATGGACAGGTAATAATTTGGTTTTACGCTCTAGTCAGAATATGTTTGTACAACGTAATGAACATGGGCAGATACAGTATTACTATCAGGATGTAGGAGAAGACAAGGACAATGTGCGATTCGAAGAAGAAGAAATTGTTGAGCTTAAAAATAACACCTTCGATGATTACGCTTATGGCCTTTCTGACGTCCATCCCATTCTTTATTTGGTTGACCTCAAAGATTATGCTGAACGAGACATCGGAGCCGCTCTCAACAAGTATGCTTCTTCTCGCTTTGATATATCTTGTGGACTTCCCGATATGCCTTATGGTCCTGACAAAATTAATGAAGTGGTGGATGCCTTCAACTCCCTAGAGCCCGGTGAAGATATTATACACGGTAACGATATAGTTATTAANGAATTACAAGGAACCCAGAGAGCCTTTGAATATGGAAAGTATACAGATGATATATTAGATAAGATTCATATGGCACTGAAAGTTCCTAAGACAATGTGGACCGAACCCGAAAGGGCACGTCCTATTTTTGAACCATATGTCCGTTATTTACAGACTATGGTAGAAGGTGCACTAAACGCACAACTTATGCCTCAGCTAGAAGACGGAGAAGCTAAATTCAAGTTCAGGCAAATTAATGTTCTAGATGCATTCACTAAAGCTAAGACGGATATGATATATCTGTCCGAAGGAGTATTATCGCCCGGTGAAGTACGAGAAGAACGAGGTCTCGACCCTGAGGGTGTCGTTGAGCTGGATATGG